TCCATTGGTTGTTGTTTGTGTTTGAAACAGCACCTTCGTAACATCCAATTGAACCAATTGAATCCCAAACGAATGTAATGTTCATGTTTAGTTCACCTCTAGATTGTTGGTCCATCAATTCGTTCATGGCTCTAGCAATATCCTCAACAACTGGGATAAATCTTTGTGGTGATTGTGTCATTTTACCAGATTTGTAGTCAAAATTAGCGTATAAGTCTACTAAATCTTGACCACCTAGATAAATAAAATCTTCGCCTTCGTAGTTGATAAGACCAGTTTCCTCGTCTACAGTTTCTTCATATTTGAAACCTACTAATCTAGCGTGTTCCCAGTTAAAACTACCTTCGGTGTCAAATATTACAATGTAATCACCTAGTAGTTGTGCACCAGCAATAGTTTCATAGATACCCGTTGATTTACCTACGTCAGAGAATCCTCTAAATTGAGAGGTATAACCTCTCGGAACCCCAGGCAACCCAACAGCATCGTGAAAAGCTTTTTTGAAAGGAATCCAACTCATTTCTTTTTCTTTAACATTTTGTTTGCCTAAACCTAACGCGGCTTTTACAGACTTATTGCTAAATGGTTTTTTTTCGATTGGTTTCTTTTCTGGTTTTTTACTCATTTTTTTGTTTAATTTATAATCTTGTTATTTTAGAACAAAAAAGGAGCAATTTCTCACTCCTTTTTGTTGGTTTAACCATTCAATATTAGAACGGTAAATCGTCTTCGTCTTCCTCAGAGGTAACGCTAACTTCTTCAGCAACTGGTTCAGCTGCTTTCATAGTAGATTTTACGTTTTCCACACCTATAGTTAATTCAGACTCTAATTTTGCGTTCTCGTCAGCTTTAGCAGCGTCTTTAGCAACCCAACGTTTTTCGTCTTTGTCCCATACTGGTGTTTCACCTTTTACGATTAAATACAAGTAGTCGTAATTTCTAACAGAATATACGTCTTCCCATGTTCTTTCGTCAGAAGACCACTCAGCCATTTGTGCTGCGTTTTCTGACAGTGGACTTGGGTCCAAAGCTTGGATACCAGATACTACTGGAACGTCATTTTGGTTTCTGTTAAGTGTGATTACTAAGTCACGACCAGTCTCTGGGTCTGTAATGTCTTTTTTCAAAGCACTCCATGCTGCAAAGATTTTGTCGTAAACCCCTTCTTTACGGAAATCGTGGTTAAATCTCCAGAATTTAACACCATCTGCTTCGTTGTCTCTGTCGATAACTTTAACAACATACATCAAACGTGCGTTAAATTTTTTAGCTAACTCTTTGTCAGATTCTTTTCCAGTCGCTTGTAATGCAGCTCTAGCTTCGCAGAAAGGACAGTCTTCACCTTTTTCGTGTTTCAAACAAGGATAAGTTTTCCATTCTCCATCTACTAATACTTTGTGTGCGTGCATTTCAACGAAAGGTGTTCCTCCATTGGTAGCTGGTAATATACGAATTGTTTTTGTACCAGTTTTAACTCCTTTTTCTAAGAAAGTGTTAAAGTAGTTTTTCAAATCGTAAGTTTTTGCTTCTGTTTTTTCGTACTTAGGAGCATTGTTCTTTTCGTACTGTGCCAACATTTCAGCTAAGGCATTTTTTTGTTCACTCATTTTTAAAATTTATATATATTTACGTTATTTTCTTCGTTTGTAAGTTATGCAAATATACTAATTAAATTATCAAAAGTCAATATTTCAAATAGTATTTTTTTTTACCAATAGTTTAAGTTTTTTCTAAAACTATTTTTACAAATATACGAATGTTTTTGATAATTTGCAATATTTTTTGTGAATATTTTTAAAAATAAAAAAAGCCCCTATAGGGGCTCTTAATGTATTTTTATTTGGTTAAATATCTTCTTCTTCGTAATCGTCAACATCAAAACTATCTCTTATCGATGAATCACTGTAGGTTGAATCTATGTCGTCTTTTGTTAACACGTATTCTTTTGGTTTATCGTCTTTATGCATTACATCATAAGCACCTTCTTTATCACTCCAATAATCAGTTAACTTTTGAGAATATGGATAAGAACTCAATGAACGCATTTCTAGTTTTTCAACTGGTGTTGGGTTTCTTTTGATTATTTCTTTTTCCAAACCATCTATTTTAGCTGTAACAGCATCCATTCTAGCTAATTTAGCTTCCAAATCAGACAATTTATTCATCAAAATGTTTGCTACCTTGGTAGATTCTTTTTCAGCTTTCTCAGCGGCTTCTTTTGCTTCTTCAGAACCTTTTACAAGTTCTGAAACATCAATTTCAACTGAATCATCAACTGGTTCTTCTGCTGCTGGTTCGACTGGCATAGCTTCAGCATTTGGTTCTGCTGGTGTTTCATCACCACCAACACCAAAGTCTAAATCATCTTCAGCTGGCATTTCATCTGCTGGCGCCTCTGCATCTGCTGGTGTTTCATCTGAAAGACCAGCTTCTCCACCCATATCATTAACATCACCACCTTCGGCAGCATCTTGATTAGGGTCTGAAGCGTTAGGGTCTTCATCAGCTTCCTCTAAATCTGTTCCTAGTATAAGTGGTTTTTCGTAATCAGATGTTTCTTTCTCAGTATAAAAACTATATTCATTCAATAGTCTGAATCTTTTTAGTTCTTCGTTAAGTAATTCAGGGTTTAACTTAGTTTTTTTCATTAGAATAATAATTGTCTACCGTCTTCTGTTATGATTTTTTTGTTGATTCTTTCTAGAATACTTTTATCGCCTTTGATTACACATACACCAGAACTACAATCTAAATTTGGGTCTTGGTTTTCAGTGTTAAGGAAACCTTTCAAAGCATCGTTAAGCTCATCAGATTTTTTTATTTGTTGTGTATTTTTTGATTGTTCCATAATTACTATTATTAAATATATTTTATGTTTTAATATAAATATCTAAAAATCATTAAAAAACTCTGTTTATATTAAAAAGACATAGTTTATTATCGTTTATTAATATGAATTTATTTTGATATTCGGACCAATCTAGTTTAATGTTCTTATTATCCATATTCCCTATTGAATCTGGATATATTTCTTCAATAAGTTTGTTTAACGCGTTTATGGTGTATAAAGCATTACCCTTTTTGTGTATAATTATAGCGTTAGGGAATAAATTTTTAAGGTTCAAAGGTTTGCCATCCTCAATGGTTAACCTAAAAGTGATGATAACCTTTGATTCATCATCAAGGTTTTCGAAACAGAAAACTTTTTCTTTTTCGATGTTAAATTTGTTTTTTAAATAGCTAAGGAACCATTCAACCCTTTCAGGAAATATGAATGACGCTAGTAATATTGTTCTGTCCATGTTTAATAGAATATAAATAAGGTATAAATCGATACTGATTATCGAAATCCTCTATCGTATTTTTATATTCTATAAATATATCCTCATGTACCAAAAACACTGAGCTCAAAGAGATTATTTTAGTTTTTATTTTTTCAATATCCATACCAATATAATCTAATAATTTCAAATCAACCCCAAATATAAAATTATCACCATATATGTATATCATTTTACCATTTATGTAGGTTATTTTATTTTCTAAAGAATAAATTTTTTTTAGTATTTTAACCAAAACTCTTGGTTTATATTGTATTGGGTCTACGAACACATATGATATTTTTTCGAACAAATCTTTGTAAACCATGTATACAAAATGAAACACATCTTCTCTAAATTTATCTCGACCTTCGGTTGGTGTACATGTCCAATACAAGTTGTCTTTAATATGCATTTCCATAACATCGAAATCTGGGTAGTGTTTGTTTACATAAGTAAAACTAATAATCAACGTTGGTAATCCATGGATTATTTCATCCATGGATTTAACCACATTAAAGTCTTCTGAGACGTTGATTTTGTTGTTTGTTACTATATTCGCAATTTTCATAATGCAAATATACTACTTTTTTTTTATTTATGAACTTTTTAATTCAACAATTTTTTTAACTGATTTAACAAACCAATCACCTTTAGGGTCATGTGCTTTTGCATCAGTACTTACTGACGCACTTGCGTCAGGGTATTGATAAATAAAACCTAAATCTGTAAAAGTTTTATAATAAGCGTCTTGGTCTTGTTTTGTTTTATCTTTAATATTACCCCACCCGTAAGTCCCTGGAACAACAATTCTTTTAGCGTTAGGGTAAACTTTTTTAATCAAATCGTTTAATTCACTAATTTTTTTCTTGCTAGAAGTGTTTACAACATAACCATCATTTGTACCTATTGATACGAACACATGTTTAGTGTTACCATACTTTTTGTTGTTTTTTGCAAATTCAGTCATTCTATCAACTAACCATTTAACAGTCTCTCCAGATTTATTAAAAGATATTTCAATATTATTTTTAACCAACCCATTTGGTACCGAGCTAAATACACCAACAGTTGAATCACCCATAATAATAGCTGCTGATTTATCTGAACTAGTTGTTTTTATTGAGTTATCAGCGGCAGCACTAACTTGACTACTTATTGCCGTTACTTTATTATAATCAAATTGTGGTGTTTTACCTTCGTTTAGGTTTTTCCATGTTTCTATCAAAGCTTTAGAAACATCTTGCGCACAAAATTTAGATTCCGCAGCATTTCCAGCTGAACCACCGTATAACGCTGTTTTTGAATTATAACCAATTGGGTTTGCTCTAGCAGCAGCTTCTTGAGAAGAAACACCAAAATAAGTTGGGAAAGAGGCAAACTCTAACGCTAAATCCGTAATGGCTTCTTGTAGGTTTTTTTCTGTACCTAAACTACCTTTAGCAAAATATGCTCTTAAACCGCTTCTATAGCCAGCACCTTTTAATATTAACCATTCACCAGCTTTTTCTTGAGCTTCAGCATTAAATTTTTGTTCAGACGTAAAACCTAAAGCTTTAACCATATTGTTAAATGTATCTGGTATTAATTGATATTTACCAACTGCAAATATTCTATCAGTACCTGTTTTTGCTTGTGCATTTTTTATTTCACCAATTGTCATTTGTGATGGTGTGTAATTACCAGTACCTTTAGAGCCAGCAGTTCCATTATTATATGCGTTATAATCACCATTACTTTCGACAACACCAACCAAATCTCTAATTGGTTTAGTTTTGTAAAATCCTTCAGCACCATCTACCAATGGTTTTTTCAATTTGAACTCACCACAATTTTTACCTAAAATCATACCGCTAGTTCCATTTCCAACACGACCTGATTTAGCTTTATTTGCTCCAGCTACATTCAATGTTTCAATTAGTGCCATGTATGCATCAGCAACATCAATAATTGGTGTTTCAGCTGCTCTAATTCTAACACCAGTAAAATTTGTTGACATGTTGTTAGGTTTTATACTATGTTTTACACGTGTAATCATATATGCACCATGGAACATAGGTATATTGTCCAATTGGAAATACATCATAGGTTGAATCATAGCGTTGCCCATCATTTCAACTTCAGCATTATAACTTCTAACTGAATAAACGTTATACATATTTTGACCACCAACACTCATATTAGTATTAGAGCCTTTCATTGATATGTCTTGAACTATCTTGATAGATTCTTCACTTTCTGAAAACTCACTCTGGTCTAAAGTAATATCTTTGAACAAGTTTTGATTTTGTTGACCATATCTAACAACAAAAACTGGTAGCGCATCTTCATATAGTTTGCCATCATTATTTCCTAGAGGACTACTATAATCTGGTGGTATAGAACTACTCAAATTATCACCATCACATCTTATATCAAAACCATCATTAGTATAGTTTGTTGAAGCATCTTTTAAATCTAAATTTTTAGATTTTTGACCAACATAAACACAAACAAAAGAAGGCCCGCAAGATTTTATTGGGTTTTCGTACATGCTTATTGGTTTAAACATAGATTCCAAAACTTTATCATCATGAAAATTTATAAATGTTGGTAGAGCGATAAAATCAAATTTATTATCACCTAACAACCCTGAAATAATTTCATACGCAGATGTGTTTGGGAAATCTTGTAATTTGTCGTTCAACGGTATCGGATTTATAAATAACTCATCACCAATATCTCTAAAGGACCTATTTACAAATCTGAAACTATCTATTAATCTAGCTTTTGTTCTTCCAAACCTACTAGCCATAGCTAAATCAGTTTTATTTCTGTTGCTTTCATTAATATCGTTTTCACCACATTGAAAAATAATATTATCTGGATTTGTTACACCACCCAACCATTTATCATAAATATTTTTACAACTTCTATATAACATTAATTTAATATCGTTTAGATTAGCTGTATTGAAAATTTCATTCAATGCTGCATCTTTTTCTGCTGATGTGGTATAACCACTAGTTATAGTAGTTAATTCATTAGTTAATGTTTTAAAATAATCATCATAATTATCGTTACTAGCATAAATTGGGTAGCGTAAAGTTTTTAATTCCTCACCTTCAGTTCCAAAATTTTCTGTCAAAGGTCCACGCCAAATTCTATAACCTGTATTTGCAATTATAACCTCTTCTTTCAAAGCTGTTAATAAATTTGTGACAGCAATAGAATCATCATTTAATTCTAAAAATAAAGTCAATGATGATGTTTGTTTTGAAAGGTTGATTATATTATAGTTTTTATAATTTATTAAATTATTAGTAATCTGAGATGGTAATATACGTGCTTGGTCATCTTCTGGGTTTGACGTATTATATAATAAATCAACAAACCCACAAAATTGTGTGACTGGTTTATTTTCATCCCATATTTCTAAATTTTTACGAAGTGTGTCAAAAGATATGTATTCACTATTACCATTTACAAAATCAAAAAATATTTTTTTAAATTGTTCTTTTACTTGATTAGGTAAATTTACTAATACATCGGTTGATTTTATATCATTATTTGAGTGACCAACTGTTCTTGGTAAATATTTACCGTTAAGTTCTGTAGCGTCATATTTAGGTGACGCACTATTACCACAAGTAGTTTTCCAAACAATAGGGTCTTCTTTACCTCTACCACCACCTGTAATAAAATCACCGTCAATAATTGGGTCTTCCGTTGACATCCACCATAACATACCACCGATAAAAGCACACCAAAGTCTTGGTGTATGGACAAAACCACCTCTAACATCAAATAAGTGTCTTAATTCTTTTGGAAATAAAGGATTATTATCTAAAATTTCATCACCTAAATTAAACGGTAGTGTATTTAAAAAAATTAAAGCTTTTGTATATTTACCACTAATATTGTTTATAAAGGTGTTATTGTTTTTTTTCATTCTAGAATTAGCTTGTAAATAGTACCATTTACTACCAAACAAACTAAGTGTGTCTTTATCTGTGCCTGAACTTATTAAACCATAGACAAAACCATGTTCAATATATGGGTAACTGATTTTATATTTACCAGTATTTGGATTTACTAAATTATTAAATAATTCTCTATTATTTTTTCTACCAGAATGTAGTAATAATTCATCATTTCTAGAATCAGATTTAACTTCAGTTAATACACCCGTATAAAATTCATTTGATGCTAAAAATGATGGAGAGTTTAGTTTAAAATCATATATGCTAGTCAGTGTTTTATTGTTAGGTAATTTTTGATGTTTTGCTGAATCTTTTCTAGTGTAACTTAAACCATAATCTTTGTCTGGTGAATAAAACACATACATAAGTGGCAACCCTTTTAAAGCTGTATTATCACCATAATCCATGTTCACAAATTCTTGAATACCATAAGTACCACCAAAACAATTAAAACCAGCTTGTGAAATTTTACTTTTTCTTAATTGTTCTAAATTAATAATAGAATCAGTTTTAACGCTACTATCTATAAGTTGTGCGGTTGTGTTAAATTCAGAAGGTGTAAACATTCTAACATAAATACCACCATCAATTAACTTTCTATTTTGAACACCAGTTACAGCTACTGAGCTATAGTTAGTTAAAAAGTTTTCACTTTTACTAAGTTCTTTTAATAAATCTCTAGTATCTTCATTTTCATAAGAACCATTATCTACTATGTATGAATAATTAGTTGTTTTAACAGTACCAGGAGCTGCCACTGTTGGTATTGACGTGTCAGGGATATATGTTGTTTGGTCTATATTTGCTGTAGTTATAGTTTTTGTGACTAAACCACCAATTGTTTTATCGTTAAAATCACCACTTATTGGTAATACTCTTATTTCTTTATCTGGATTAGTACCAACAAACAAATAAGTATATGAATAACCATTTGGTGTAGAACTAACTAATTTTCTAGCGCGCCCATTTATCACACCAGTAACATCTTTAATTTTGTCTGGTGTTATATTCTTCAATACATTTTTTAAACTTGGTTGAGCTGCTGATGCGATTGCATTAGCTTCAAGTTTAGCCATTGTTTGAATTTCTTCTCTGGTTAAATATTTCTCATCGTTGGTATAACCTAAAAACATCATACCTCTAATTAACATAAGTCTTTTAACCGCTTCCAATGAAATTAACTCACTTCTTTCATAAGGATTTTTTTGGTTACCAAACAATCTAGTGTCTATTGGATTTGATGGGAACCAATTGATTTCATCACCAGCAGCCAATGCATCAGCTTTATTTTCCTCTTCGTTGGCTTTCAAAAATGCTTGCAATAAATCTTCAATAAATTTAATTTCATTTATTGATAATTTACTATCAATAACTGGGTTTGACCCTAAATATTTTTCAACATATGTATTTGTTTTTGTATCATATTCTGAATAATCTGGCCAAGGAAAATATTTTTTACCTTTAAGTTGAACGTCGGTTATATCTGTTTTGGTTGTTTTTGATGTTTCTGAAAAAACTTTTTCCAATTCCGCAGTTCTATCTACGTTGTTTTCAGCATTTTGGGAAACATCATATATTGTTTCAATAAATACTTCAATCAACCCAGTAAAAATTTCTATAATATTTCTAACTGTTGGGTCAAAACCAAGCTCTGAAGTTATTTCATCTTTAATTTCGTTAGCTAAAGATTTATTTGCAATTTCAACATTAGAATCTAATT